TAATTGCCCCTAATGGTGTCCATGATAACTGGGTTGATGATGAGTTGCCCATTCATATGTCAGGACAATATGAGGCTATGGCTTGGCAGTCAAGTTTTAGCAAAAAATCAAAAGCAAAGTGGAATAAAATAAAAGAATCAGAACACCTTAAAATATTCACTTTTAATGTAGAATGTTTTAGAAGTGAAAAGGGCAAGTCTGAAATCATAGGACTCCTTGAGAGATTCAAATGCATGATAGTGGTTGATGAGTCTCAAAAAATTAAAACCCCTTCAGCTTTAAGAACAAAATTCATAGTCAAGATTGGGCTGAAAGGGATTTACCGCCGTATCCTTTCTGGTACTCCAGTTACCAAAGGCAGTGAAGACTTTTACAGTCAGTTGAAATTTTTGAATCCAAACATATTGGGTATAACTGCCTTTGCTGGATTTAAGAATAGATATTGCCAGATGGGTGGATGGGAAGGGAAAGTCATTGTAGGATATAAGAACATTGAGGAACTTCAGGACAAAGTTGATAAATATAGTATGAGAGTACTGAAAAAAGATTGCCTTGACCTTCCTGAAAAGCTTTACCAATTTTCTTATTTTGATCTGACTAAAACCCAATTGGATATGATCAAACAAATTAAAGCAGATGGGGTTGCAGCAATTAAAGATATTAAGGGAGATGTCACTGATGAATTTCTTCTTGAATATGTTATTAGTAGGATGATAAAGATTCAACAAATATCTAATGGTTATTACTATGACACAGAGAATAAAAAAGTAATTGAAATCATCCCATTTGATAAAAACCCAAGACTATTAAAACTCAAAGAAGACTTGGATAAGATTGAAGGTAAAGTAATCATTTGGTGCAGATTCAAAGAAGACATAAAACTTATAAGCAAATTGCTTAAATTTATGGGGAAAAGTTTTGCTGTTTATGATGGTTCAGTTTCTCAGGATGATAGGAAAAAGAATAAAAAAGATTTTCAGGATGGTCTTCTTGATGTTCTATTATTGAACATTCAGACAGGAGCAACAGGGCTTACACTGACAGTTGCATCTAACACTATTTATTTTGATAACAGTTATGACCTTGAATTAAGACTTCAAAGTGAAGATAGAAACCATAGGATTGGAACAAAATACAATGTTCTATATACTGACTTGGTTGCTAATGATACCCCTGAAAAAAAGATAATAACAGCACTCAAAAGAAAGAAAAGTATTAGTGAGATTATTTTAAAAGACCCTGCTGGTTTTTTTCTGGAAGAAAAATGAGTGAATCAGATATTTATCAGAGCTTAAAGAAAACATGGAAACATTACATTGATCGTATTGAAGATAAACTTAAGGGTGGAATACCTGATGTAATATTAGAAAGGGATGGAGTTTCTTTTGTTGAATTAAAACTAGTATCAGTACAAAAAAATAATAAGATAAAAATTAAGATAAGGACATCCCAATATCTATGGTTCAAAAAATACACTGGTAAAGCATGGATGCTTGTTTGGGACAGGGACATGTATTATCTATTCCAAAAAATAAATGTCCAATGCATTAAAAATGGTATGGACTTTAAAGATTTTTTAAAAAAGGCCTCATACTCCAGTCCAAAAATAAATAAGCATATGATTGATCTTTTATAACTATTTTTTCTTCTTTGCCCTTTTTTGGTACTCTAATTTGAAATAAGGGTCAATAACCTCAACCCATTTGATTGGATTAAAGCCACGAACTCTCCTGCACTTCTCTAATGGGGCTAGAATCCATCCACTTGTCACCTCACCCTTTAGTATGTCTTTTGTAGAACAAGCACATCCAATGCGATCCTTATCAATATTTTTTGGCAAAAGTTGATTTTCAGGATAGGCAAAAGCAATTTCACAGTAATCTTGCTGAGGTTCAAGAGTGTTGCATGATGTCAAAGTAATAAGAATAAAAAGCAAGATACATAATCCTAAAAGCATTCCAAGTAAGTTATTATTTCCCATAATCATTCCTCTTTGTTAAGGGCATCAAGCCACCCTTGTATATTCCCAGAATCTAAAGCAGCATCCCCATCTTCCACATAGGCAACATTCTTTTCAGCTATAACTTTGATTCCTCTTTTTAGTGCAGCATCTTTAAAAAAATCAACAGATAGGTCCCAAAATTTATCAAAGATAACTGAAAGGACTGTTTTTAAAAACCAAGTCATAATAACTCTCCTTATAAAAAAGGGTTGTAAAGTCTATGTCTCAGAAACTCTACAACCCTTTGTATCTCACCATGAGATTTTTAATTACTCGCCTGTAATTTCTTTTAGAACTACTTTGATTAATTGGAAAATGCTGTTTGCTCCAAGTTTAGGAATGGAGGCTAATACTTCTGAAATTGCCCATAAGCATCCCATGATAATAGTGAATACAGATGGAGTTTCAATTGCAGAATCAGCAGCAAAAGCAGGTAGTGCTACAAAGATAAAAAGTAGAGTTAGCACAGCCACAGATTTTCCCGCAAGAGCTTTCAAAATGGTAAGGACCAATTGAAAAATGCTATTGGCATTTAGTGCAGGAATAGAAGCTAGAACTTCTGAAACTGCAAACAGGCAACCAAAAACTATTGCCATGATAGAAGGGGAAGCAGTTACTGCTTCAGCAGCCATTAAAGGCAGGCTTAGGAATGCCAACATTAGCATTACTAGGAAGGTGAAAAGTGTTCTCATAAAAAATACTCCTTGTACAAGTTAAGAGGCAACCAAGCCTCAATGATCATAGATTAAATAATAACCCTTAATGACTCTAAAGTAAATAATCTCTTATGGTCTGAAGGTGGAAGTGTTCATTGCCTTCTGTTTCTTCATAAACTAGACATTTAATTTGAGCACAACCAACAGGACCAGTACCAAACTTCTCAGCATACTTCCCATTAACATATGCTAATAACAGTTCAATTTCCATCCTTGTAAATGACCATGATCTAAAATCTATGGCCCTACCTTCCCCATGAGTATCAGAAATACTGATTGGTAGTTTACCTCTTATGGTGCTGGTCACAATTGGCGATGGCCAATCACGCTCTTCGCAATATTTACAAATATCTAAGAACATGATTTGGACAATTAAATCCAATTCTGTGAATAAAAGTTTATCATCTTGATATTTAAATGTGTAAGGTATTACTGATCTTGCCATAGTATCTCCTTATGTTGCTAGGTGATCTGATATACTTGCTGCATCTTCATTTGGAACATAAAATTTATCTTCATAAGATGCTGGTTGTCCATTATCTTCAGTATATTTGACTTCTTGTGTTATCTGTATTCCAAGCATCACAGTCCTAATAAGGTCTTGTTCATAGTAACCATTTTCAACTGAAACAGTTTCAACCCCTTTGGTAATTAAATTCCCACCAGAATAAAAGTCATCTGCTGAAAAGGATATTTCTGCACCTTCAACAGGCTCACCTGCCATGTTGGTAATGAACCCATACATTTTACAAACCAATGGGTAGTTAGGAGCAACAGCAAAATTATAAGTCATAACCAAACTAAATAAAGATGGAGTTTCATTTTCATCAGTAGTTATCAGATACACTTTTAATTTGAAAACCTTCCCAAGCCCATAAGAGAAGCTTGGCATGTGATCATTAAATTCTTCAATTGTGTTGGTTTGATCTGGTGTCCCATCTGTTAACTCTATCACTTCAGTAATAGGATTCCACCAATAATCACTATTGTTAATATTAGTTGCAACTTTGATTGATGTTCCTATTGGAGTTGTACTATCTATTGTGAGTTCACCAACACCATCAAGGTATGTTCCAGTATTAATCATGATCCATGGTTTTGTGATACTTCTTTTTTGTCCTGTGTAGAATAATCTATATAATGTTGCAATTTGTTGGGTATTGCTATTTGTAAATAACCCTTTGACAACCATATCATTTGATGTTGGGAGTGTTCCAATATTACTTTGGACTTCTGATAGACTATTGCTTTGTGCTTCTGTTCCATTACTTGAAACCCAAGAAGTCCCATTATGCCAAAGATCATTGTGAATAAATTTAATGCTTCCTGTTATTGTAGCAGCCAAACTTTCCCATTCTTGTATATCCCCTATATCTGAGTAGGAAAATTCAGGAATTGTAAATAGTGATGATAGGTATATTTTTGCTGGGATTGAATACCCAATTTCATAAGGTGCAGTGGTAATTGGCCTATCGAATAATAATGGCTTTGAAAAACTTGCTTTTGCTAAATTATAAACTAATGGTGATGCCCCTAACTCAAGATACCCTTGGCTTTCAATTACATTCCAAGGGGCATGGGTTAATGTCCCATACAATAAACCATCAATATAAAGTGTTGCATATCCAACAACATTATCAATAATTAATTTCATCTCATATTCAGTGCCCTCAACAAGTCCAGCAGCAAGTCCCATTGCTTGAGTAAACCAAACATTTGCACCAGCACTATCACGAACGGTTAAGCGAATTGAATCACCTGAACTGGCATGAATCAGCATGAACATGTTGTTGACTCCTGACAACTCTCTACCAGAAACAATATTAATAATCCCATCAGGTGGACTAGTATAATCAGGTTTGTACATCCAAACCAATTCAAATGCACCTTTATTTGGAACTGAGTATCTTACACCAGCAGCATCAACACAATTAATATATCCATCAACCAATGTTGGTACACCATTTAAAGTTCCAGATGTACTACCACCTTTATTCCAATCAAGGTTCATATCTGATAAAAAGTTAGCACCAAGAACAGAATAGAGAGGAGTTTGATCCAATGCCTTTAAAACATCATCAGCAAATTCTGCTTTATCAGATTCATAGCCAAATCCAACACTGCTTGAAAAATCTTCTTGAAACTCTTGCCCTGATTTATTGATTAATTTCAAAATGCAATTTGCACCATCTGATTCAATCTTTGTTTCATCATACTCATATGAATCTAATGTATTATAAAGTAGTGTTAATGTTCTATCATTTGCCATTTTTATTTCTCCCTTAAATCATTAATCTTATGGTCCACTTCTTTGATTGCTATTTTAATTTCTTGAAGCATACTAAAGATTGTAAGAATATTTGCTTCATTAATTCTTGTTTTAACAATGCTTGCTGCTGCTGTTGCTATACTTGCTGCTAATAAAATTCCTAGTGCTGTTTGTATGCATGTTTTCATTTATGATACCAACCTATAATCTATGAAAAATCCAGAAGAACATGATATGTTCTGATTTGCTGCTGAATTTTTTGATATTTTAAAACATGAATTATTAGTTTCAAATAATTCTTTGGCAACTACATATCTTGAATAACCAGCACTATTAGTTGATATTGATGGGTAGCTATGAAAATAATCAGAACCACCAATAACTGGGTCAAAAATTTGCTCAAATTCACACCCAACATGAAGTGTAGAACCACTTGTTGTTGTTGCATCAGTATGAAGACCTGTTTTAAGTTTTATCATTATTCCTTTTGGTACAAATGGATCATTGATAGTTGTTCCTGAAAATTGTAGTGCTATGCTTGTATAAAAAAACTGAAGTTTCTGATTATCAGTTGCCCCAGAAACTTCAACCATTCCCTTCAAATGAACACTAAGATTTCCTAAATCACTTTCATGGGCATAGAATGGAACAATTTCAGAATCTGCATTACCAGTAAAACTAAACACTCTTCTGAATTTTGTATATCCAGCAGAAGCAATGGCACTATTGCTTAATATATTTCTACCATCAGGAAAAGTATCAACACACCAATCATAATTTGTGCTAATTGGATTATAAAGAACAAAAACATGATATGAAATACTTGTGTGTATCCCAAGGGTTGAACTTGCAAGGCTAATTGATGTCATTGGTTTTATTTCATTAATTGGGGAATCAGTAGAAAACATCATCTGGTTAAGGCCAACTGCACTAGTTGCTCCATTTGCTTTTGTTATTTTTATCCCAATCCATGCCCAATTGGTTGTATTATCTGGAATCTCAAAATATTTTTTTTGCAATCCAGCACTCCATTGCTGACCTGAAACTGTTAAAAGAGTTGTCCATGATGCAGCATTAAAACTGCTTTGATCTGTTATTGTGTCATTTGTTCCAACAATCTCGAAGTCTTCTGGTGATGAATTCCATGTGTTTGCTGCTGTATATGGATAACCAAACACAGATTGCAACATTACTCTTTTAACTACACCAATATTATTTTTTCTTCCTAAATATTGGTTTATTGTAGCTGGATCAACATTGTTATACCAAACATTATTAAGATTGCCAGCAGTTTGGTCAAAAGCTTCATATGGATAATATGATGAATAATTTCCAGTTGCAAAACACATCTCACCAGATGGTAAAGCTGCTCCGGTCATCGGCACTTCTTCACTGTAGTGAGCGCCACCCCCAACCATAGAACCAACAGATGCCCCAAATCCTTCATCCCAAGTTGACATTAATGATTTCTGCCCAAGAGAGGAAACTTTAAGATTTGTTGTATCATCTGAACTTCTGGCAGAACCTCCACCAATTGATAAAACTGTTCCACTTACATACTCAGGTACAAACCCAGTTATAAAATTTGGAGGCAAAAGTGAAACACCTGCTGAAAGGAGGGCTTCCCATGTGGTGCTCCCTACTGCCAAAGCATCACTGTCATAGACATTTATTTGCCCATCATTTCTTGCCACAATATTATTAACCATTGACCCACCTGATATTTCAGTGAGGTCACCAATGTTAAATAAACTCTTGGGTTTGTTGGTTGAACCATCCATTGCAAGAAGAGTATTGAGTGCAATTGCCTGCCATGTTGCAGTTAATTGATCTGCAAAAAGCTTTTCTTCTGATATAAAAATTGGTATTTCTTTTGCCATATTAACTCCTATCCTACCCTAAAATTCCCTTTATAGGAAACTGGAAACTATTATTCTTGTGGTCATTGATTGGTGATTATGTTCAACTTCTTTGACCATCCAAAAATTTGCATTATTACTTTGATTTGCCCCTAAGTAATTTCTTAAGTAATCAATATCCAATCTACTTTTGTCTAAAATGAAAGCATCAGGTGGATCATATGATCCTCCAATTACTTGAATTTTATCCAAAATAAATATCTCAGGATACAATGGCACCTCAATAACAAATCCATCATATTCTTTACTTACTCTTCCACCAACAGCAGTCAGATAAGCAAGCCTTTGGGCATAAAGATAGATTCCAGATATCTCTATTTCTAGTGTCTTATTGTATTTAAGGACTCCATCATCCCAGCTTGTATTTGTTCCAGTCCAATAGATTTTATCAAAAACCTTATCAATCCCTCTTTCATAATTCATGTATTTCAGGATTTTGTCACTCTGGAAAATCTTTACTACTGCACCAGTAGGAGCAAGAGGCTGATAATATAAGACACCTTGCTTTTGGAAAAGCATACTATGCCCTGTGCTTAGGTCTTGAATCATCTCAATGATCTGTGTATTTCCAAACCAACTAGGATCACTTGTCACTGGGTTGGTGTAGTTTATATTTTGGACGTTATACCCTGCATCAATATTGCCAGAATCAACTGTAAGAAAATCAGTGAACTCTGATCGATTAAAGATTTCATAAATGAGATCATTAAGATTGACTTGGGTAGGGGCAATATCTGCAAAGGTATACTTCTTAACAAGCATTGTAAGCATATCTTCAATCTGCAAAAATTGGACAATGTTGCTTTCATCTACCCTGGTGCCTTGACTCTCATCATTTATGAATCCACGATATTCTTCAACCAAAGCAGTATCACCTGACTTTGTATCATGGTATCCATAACTAATTTTAACCTGAGTCATATGCCGAACATATCCATAAAAAATTGATCTGCTATCCTGTTCTTTTTCAAATTCCCCCCATAAAGAATTAAAAGAAAGAACACAAGAAGGGACTTCTAAAACCCCAAAAGAATAAGAATCATTAGGAAGTTTATTTTTAATAGAACCTAAAACACTATCAATAATAACAGGATGATTAACAAGAGTTTCAACATCGTTCCAATCTGCTTCATAACCAGCACCAACCAACTTCCTCTTAAATTCAATAAGAGTAACTGCATTAAGCGTTTGGTTGTGATCATAAATTTCAGCTAATGTTAATGCCATTACTTCAATTGTCCTGTTTGTTCAAAGGTTATCCCATCATCAAAAACACCATTCAAATAATTTTTATGAGCTGAAGGGGATGGGCTACCAGTATGGGTACATTTTATAAAATCTGTAAATCTATATGGGGCAACTTCAACTTTTGCAGAATCATAACCAGCATTAATCCAGATGAAGAAATCCCTTCCCATGTTCTGGATAAATTGGATTATGTCATATTGTTCTTGAACCCCTATGTACTTAGAAGATATTTTGAATTGCCAGTGAAATCCTTTGTTCACTGTTACAACTCCACCAGAATCAAGGCTCAATTTTTTCTGGGTTGGTTTTCTCACAGTATTAATATCATTAAAAATAATCAGGTTGCCAATCTCTTCAAATGCCATAATACAACCACAATATTTTTCTTCATTAATTGGCAGTGTGTTGCTTACTCTTATTTCCATCTCAACAAAAGTTTGTATTGTATCAAAAGTATAATAGACACTTTTAAGGTCATTGCTTATGACTACATTATCACCTGTTGGAGTTATATCCACAAAGCTGCTAACATCAGTTTCTTTAGTCCATATTGATTGATTGGCAAAATTAGTGTCAAGGATAACAAGAGAATCAAATTTCTTTGGGCTTGTGTATGCCCTGTTGATGATCACCTCATCACCATTTGTCCCTTGCCCAATGCTTTGATATGTTGACTCTATTGTCTCAGAAAATACAACAGAGGCATTACCAGTTGTTGCTGTATATGTCCCCCCTTGGGTTCTTGCTAAAACATTGGTGTCAAAAAATCTCATAATTACCTACCACTTGGGAAACCAGCAAACCTTTTTTCATTGGTTGCTATGGCTATTGTGTTTGCTATTTCAATTGCTTTGTCTTCTGGGAAGCTTCCAATAAAATTTGCTCCATCCATAATAACATTTGTTTCATTTATTGTTGTTTGCCCTGAAGAACTACCGTCATTAGCAACAGCATCAGGAGATACCAATGCAAGTTTGCCAGATTGAAGGAATTGATTTTCTTTCTTTGGTATAATCCCTTCACCTTGATGGACATTTGCAATCATGTCTTTTTGAATCATGTCAGTCCCAACAGCAAAACTCTGTGCTTTAATTTTTGCAACAGTTATAAGACCTTTGGCAGTGACTAATGCTGCTGCCCCAATATTTGAAGGGAATGGCATTGTTGATAGTGCCTTACTTGCTGCTAAATATGTGCTTACTACTGCTTGACCAATTGAAATTGCTTTGTAGGCAATTGCTGCCTCTTTACTGTAAGCAGCATACTCCCCAAGAGTATCCATAAACTCAGTATACATTCCATCATTAAGAGCAACCAATTGTTCATTTGCTTTTTTTCTTGCCCCATATAAAAATGTATCCTGTTTTTTAGTCATTTTATTCTTATTTGCCCAATACATTTCTTCAGATGTTTGAAGTCTTGCATAATGTTGAGCTTCTAACTCTTCTTTAGCAATCCTGTACTCTTCATCAGTCATTGTTTCTGTTTCTTTTCTAGTGGCAAGCTTTGCTTGTTCTGCCAGGTATCTCTCTTCCTCTGCTGCTGCTTTTGTTTCATACCATGATTCTAATTGAGCAAGATCAGAAGCATTCTGGGCATCTTGTGCCATTGCTTGATCAATCCCAGCATTCATTCTGATGTTATATCTATCCTGCTCACCTTTTGCTACTGCTGCAGTTTTAATATCTTCACCAGCTTTTGTATTATCTGCTGCTGGTTCTGCTGCCTTTGCCTCTGCCTTTACTTCTTCTGATGCTTGTCTATCGGCATCCATTGATCCCATCCCTTGGGATTTTAATTCCTCTTTTCTTTTCTTGAGTGCTTCTGTTTGATTTTCTATTTCTGTATTTTGTTTCCTAAGTGATTCAATTTCACCTTCCAATGCTGCTTTTGTTTCTTCACCTGCAAACAATGCTTTGGCTTGTTTCCATCCAATTATAATATTATTGATTAGTTTGCTGAAGGAAAGTTTCCATTCATTGAAATTAACAATTAAATCATATATCAAAGCACCAAGAGCAATGGCAGCAGTTATCATAAGACCAATTGGGTTCATCTTCATTACTAAATTAAGTGCTGCTGTGGCAATCTTCCATGCCTTTGTAACAACAATTAATTTATGCATTACCCCTAACATTGCAATTAAATATGCCTTTGCCATAAATGCTGCTATTGTTGCAAACACTATTTTAAGAACAGTCCCAAGAGCACCAAAATCATTAAACATGTCATTAACAGCTTTTACTGTTACTTTTATAACTGATGTGATTGCAGATAATATTGCAGAGACAACTTTAAGAGCAACTCCAACTGCTATTATTATTTGATATCCACCAAACAAATTAAAAAGATCAGCAACAACCATAACAGTATCACCAATAATATTAAAAACATCTGAGGAAATACTAACAACTAATTTAAATGCTGAAGTTATTGCAGCACCATTATCAGTTATAAGTTTATTGATCATGTTAAGAGTTTCTGAAACTCCTTTCCCTGCTGATATTAATGCTGGTTGTAACTTCTCCCCAAAATTTATTGCAATTGTATTGACAAGATTTTGCATCAACTGCTTCTGTGCCATTAGTGTTTGGCTTTGTCTTTGGAATGCTGCATCTACGGAGTCAACCCCTGACTCCATATCTTTTAATGCTTTGTTATAAAGTTCTGCCCCTTCAGTGGCAAGGACTGTAATAGCATTGGCACCTTCAACCCTACCAGTCACTTGTGATAATGGGATATCAAGTTCATCAGCAGCATCTTTAATCTTAGAAAATGCATCCCCAAGATTCTCAGAGTTGGTCATCAACTCTTTCATATCCTTGTAGCCAAGTTTCCTAAAAACAGTCTTCATTTCAGCAGTCTGTTTTTCCAAACTTACCATTGCTGCCCTAATTTGATGCTGGGCAACACTTGCTGGAATACCTTGGGCTGTTAGTGAGGCAGTTGCTGCTGAAAATTCAGTAAGGCTTAATCCAGCAGCTTTTGCCAATGGAGCAGTCTGTCCAAATGCATGACTTAATTCAGCAATTGTATTCTTACCATACTGAACTGTTTTAAATAAAATATTACTTATCTCATTTGCTGTTCTGCCTTCGCTAGCAAAAGAGTTGATAGAAGTTGTTAAGATGTCTGTTGCTTGTTTAGTGGTTGAAAGACCTACCGTAGCAAGCCTACCAGCACTTGCCAATGTATTAGTAGCATTTGCAGCACTAATACCAGCTGATCTAATATCATACATTGATTCCACTAATTCACTAATTGGCTTGGGAATATCCTTCCCTAATTTAAGGATATCATCACCAATTGCTTTAACACTTTCCCTACTATTATCAATAATGGTTGAGATGTTTGAAAGACCTTGTTCAAATTTAGCAAATGCTACAGTCCCACCAATGACAGCGGCTGAAAGGGCTACAAATCCAATCTTCATTGCTTTGGTTGCAATGTCTGTATAGTCTACAGTCTCCTTCATGCCTTTTTTGTACATGTCAGAGTTTGCTAGAACATTAAAAATTACTTTGTTGGTTGTGCTTACCACTGATTACCTTACCCAAAGATACTTTTTAATTCACTCTCCACTGATTTGGGGTTTTGGTTGCTGTGTTCTGAATCATAAGAAATATTCAGCAGCTTGTCTATGGTCTTATGGAAATCATCCTCTTTAATTTTCTTTGTTTGTGTTTTCCCATAACCATAATATACACCATAAAAGATAATGGTGGAGAGGTCTTTTAGCTGATGCTTTTTAGTATCTCTTTTGACCTCTAAAATAAAGCTTACTCTTTCATCAATCTCAAGTAAAGTCATATTTTCTAAATTTTCATATGAAAGAGCAGGCAAGAGGTACATGGCTAATGATTCTAAATGAAGGCAATAATCAAGCCAAGTTATTTTTTTTTTGAGTCTTCAGTATTCTCTTCAGGCTGGATGGTAACCATCATAGCTTTATCAATTTCAGATTCAAGCATTGATTGATGTTGCTTTTCAATCTCTTTGATTTTCCTTAAAGTAATCTCTCTAATTTTCTTAGGAAGATACCAAACAGTGGCCATACTTAGATCAGATGAATAGTCTTCTTCACAATTTTCAAAGTCTTCATCTGAAAGCATCTTGCTCATGTCTTCTCTGGATGACCAGTTATATTGATCTTTATTTCCATAGAAAACAGCAAGCTTAAGGGCATTCAAATAATGGGTTGGGTCTTTCTCAATAACATCAGCATTTTCACGAGTGAACCCACAATGCCTCCAAAATCCAAGAGTGACTTTCAACTTTAATTTGAGTCCTTTTACAGTAACAATATATTCATTGCTATTTGTTTTACATGTTTCTGTGTTTGTTAAATTTTCTTGACTTTCCATTTTTCCTCCAAGTTTTTTTATGAAGGAAAGGGCAGTCTCATAATCTGCCCAATCCCTTTAATAGGTAATTAACTTACCTTAGTTCTAATAATTTCGTAAACAATTTTCTCAGAATCACCAAGCAATGGAGTCATTGGTTGTTCAAATTCTGAAAATTCTCTACTGTTTGCATTAAAGCTCATACCAACAGCAGCAACTTTTGGAAATCTAATAATGGTTTGCTCACCTTCTGAATTTCTTGGGTAAACCAAATGAAGACCAAAATAGTTAACACCAGCATTCTTTCCAACTTTAATTGAAGTTGAAATACTGTTAGCAGGTCTTACATCAAAAGTCATCATGTCCCCAATTTCCATATCAACAGCAGAACCACCAGTGAAGGTGATACCATAGTCAGCAAGGGCAATTGTTCCAGCATCAGTAATTGTGATAGTTTCTGCAATAACAGGAAGCTCATCAACAATTGGTGTTCTACCAGAAGCAACATCACCATTAAGATAAACTTTAGCAGTAGTTGCAGTTAATGCTTCAAGAACAATTTGTCCAGCAGGAATATCTGCACCTTTATCAGTTGTAATGGCAACAGAAGCAACACCAGTAACGGCAGAAAATGCTGTAGTACCAACTGTGTTTGCTAATGCTCCAATGTAACCTAAAGTTTCAGAAGTGCTTTCTGTGATTTCTGCATTCTCAAACTGGCTATAAGCAAAGTTTGGATATTCTTTTAGTGTGGCTGTAATTCCATTACTTGGTTGACCTGCTTCAACAGCAAATGCACCATCATAATGACCACCTTCAAGAAGCAGTTGTTCAATCTCTCTACTAATTTCAATCCCACCAATTACCTCAAAAATCCCCAATGGTTTTTGAGATGTTAGATCAGAAAGAATAGCATATTTTACACCATATAAATATTTTTTCATTTTTTACTCCCTTTATTCAAAGTCAGCCTCTGTGAATGCAATATTCTTACGAGCAAATTTATCAACATCTTCCCATTTGGTTCCAGCCTTGACAAAATATTGAACTCCACCCATGTAAATACTTTTTGACCTACACAAAACCTTTCCAGCAAAGTCTTGAATTCGAATCTTGGTAGTTGTCCTTGGAATAATGCCTTCATTGATCTTATGATCTTTAATTGAGTTCAAAATTTCCTCAGCTTCCTTGCCTACATTCTGGCTATCATCAACTTTTTTAATTTTCATATTTGTTACTTTCCCTTTACTTTCACTCATAATATTCCTCCAATTATTGTATCAATGCTCTATATACTACTATAGATTTTAAAGCTTTACTACCCTTTAGTGAAACTCTGAATGGAACATGTGCCCCCTCAACTCTCCCATCCATAAGTCCAGCAAAGGAATTGTCTCTAAAGAACTGAACCATTATATTTTTAAGAACCTCACCCATTCGGATGGACTTAAAATAAACATCTGATGACATGTCATCTTGAATAAGAGAAGAGACTTGCAATAAATAAAGTTTGGACACGGTGTTAAAATTAGAGTCCATTTCAATATCTTCACCAGCACTAATATCAATCCACTCCTTAAATGCATTAAAATCCCTCACCCTTTCAGCTAATGTAAATCTACTTAAAGAGGAATCTTGTACAATTTCATTAAGTAAGGAATCCCCTTTCCTTGCATTCATCAATTGAATATAAAAGTTAATTCTCATCATATCAACATCAACACCATCAATTTCAACAGTAACTGTCTCAGTCAGATACGTTTTGAATTGTTTTATAAGCTCCTCAAGGTCATCTAGTCTCTTCAATGTCATTATTCCACCATTATCCCTTGTCTTGCTAATTGATTTATTAAATCTGTACTAATAGTATTAAGCCAACTTTTATATGTGCTCTCTGATGGTTGACTAAAATTCCTAAGAGGCATTTTGTGTCTAGGTTCATCTAAATTGTCATGGTAGTTACCATAAGGAATAGAGGAACCAAAGAATCCATAATCATGACCAACTTCATCAATATTTCCTTCAGAACCTTTTATTGTCATTGACTTTTTAAGTTTCCCTGTTCTAACAAGAATAGGTTCACTACCAAATCCTGCTCTGGTCTTTGCTTTATCAGTGGCAATAGTAATATCTGGCCATCTAAGGCTTGGATCACGCACTTGCTTCCTTTCAAAAATTCCCTTTACTTCTTTTCTATATGATATGCCAATAGCAATTAGAGATGCTTTTAAAGAGACTGCACCAGCACCCCTATAAAGATTGCTCATTATTTTTTTAGTTTTTGCATCCAATTCAATTGAAAATGGGGTAGATGATGTGGACATTATGTTGTGCCTTTAACCAACTTTATTGGGACTAAATTTTTTGGAGAAGTGATGAGCTGAAGGGAGCCATTCATGATCCCCTCCAACTCATCCCTTGATTCTTTTGCGTAGTTTCTATTTCTCATAAATTTCTTTTCTTCTTCATCATCACTCATTCTTAAAATAGGGTCAATTTTTCCAACAACCATTTTTTCAGTAAGTAATTTTAAAAAAGTGAAATCACTGGCATCAGTAATTGGGAGAGTGTATTTTCTCCTAAGTGAAATATCTATTGAAATAGAAGCCTCTTCAATCCATTTTTTGACTTTGGCATATGTGATAATATCAGAAGTTGAGAAATCCAAACCTAAATAATAACCTTGAATATCATCAACCTTTGTGTATGCCATTATTTATCCTTTGCAATTTCTTTTTTGGATGATTCAAAAGAATAGTTTTTGATAAATTTTTCTTTTATCATAACCTCTTTTTTTCCTGTTTTTTTATTGATGAGTTTGATGAAATCCCCATCTTCAATAATTGTGTAATCTTCTTTTTTTAATTTTATCATTTTGTTCTCCTTTGGTTTTAAAAGCAGAGGGGCTTTCACCCCTCCACTCCCACACACATCATCTACTTGGAGGTTAGATGACATAAATTTTTAATTAAGCATTAGAAACTTGAATTGCTTTCCACCATGCCCCATAAGCCACACCATAACTAAAACCTTCAAGACCCCAAGTCATAACCTTGTGCTCTTTCAAGTTGTAATCTGAGGCAGTTGGCATCTCAAGCTTTGGTGCTTCTTCTTCTGAAATAATGAAAGGCTTAACATTGCTTTCACTTGTTTCAAAAACAAACCAATCAGTGGTGTCAGTAAATGGTCTACTGATAATCTGGCTGATCATGCCTCTGAATACGTTAGTAACTCCAGAAGTGATATATTCAGCTTTGTTGATTCTTTCAAAAGCTCCAGCAAGTCCATCAGGGCAAACAACAGTGATTTGAACTGAACGATTTAGTTTGCGCTTTTTGCTATTCCCACCAGCATCATCCATTAGGTAGTAGAATCCTCTTAAAGCAGTCATTGCTTTGTCAAGGTCAGCAACCAATAGTGCATCAGTAGTAACACCACCACCAGAAACAATATTGCTTTGAGTACCAGCAACATTATCAAATGCATGGGTTGTATCAAAAAAGTTTTGTTGGTCAAAACATACACCATAAGTATTGGCTGCACCTGCTTCAATCATATCAAGAAGGTCTTCATATGGGCGATCTTTTGCTTCTGCACCAATAGAACCAATCTCTTTGGTGTAAATATCAAGGCCAGTCAAAGCATTGGCTGCCATGGCACGTTTAAGCTCTCTACGAGGAACATCAACTGCTCCATCATACTCATAATTTTTTATTGTAACAAAAAATGAATCAGCAGGGGAATTGTGTACTCTGTTCCCAAAGAATTTTCTGATTTTGCTCATTATTTTTACAATGGGGAAATCAGTTGAGCTTCTATCTCCACTCATAAATTTATAAGCAAGAGATGAAAGTGCAGGATCAAGTTCCTGATAGCCTTTATTAAAGGCAGTGTTTGCTGTAATGTTGTATTTTTCAATTAAGTCTTTTAATAACATGATAAACTCCTTTTTAATTTAATTTGCATCTATTATGCAACAGTGTCTGTATCAAGATCATTGATTAATTTAACAAAACAATAATTTGTTACATCAACATCCATGATTCGACCAACAACCACAGAATAAGTTCCCTCTGAAAGTGTGACAGCATCATCAGCACTAGCATAAACTAGTTTACCAATATCTGCTTTTGTTACACTTGTACATTTCAAACGAACTACTTTGCCTGAATTAGCAGCAATTACCTGTACTGTATTATCAGCAATTGAAGCAGTTGAAGCTTGTTCAACTTCATCAATTGCAACTCCAGCAAAGTACTGAGCATCCGCATCAGTTGAAAGCAATACATTCCCAGCCGCATTACTATTAAGTAAAGCGCCACTGTAAATATGCAAAGCACCAGCAACACAATCTCTTGTTGTAAACTTATAATCATCAATAACCTTCACATTTGTATTTTTAGATAAAGCCATTATTTACTCCTTATTTTTTATTGTTATACTTCTTATAATCTTCTGCAGATAAAGAAGTCTGTTTTGATAGCTCTTGGTAAGTCTCTTCAAGAATAGATTCTTCAGTTAGATCAACTGGCCCTTGCCCTTTTGGTTTTACACTGTAAGAGGCTGGAACATCTTTGTAAAACTCAGTAATAGACAAAGCAGAGTCAAAACTTTTAAAAATTCTTTCTTTCTGAGCAGTATGAATAATACCACTGGCTATCAAATTATCTATGCAATCATTTTTTGCTTTTTCATTTGCTTCTTTTTTAAGTTTTAAAATCTCAGCATCTTTTTCAGCAATTTGTTTTTTAAAATCTTCAAAAGTCATTTGAAATACTTCTGGAGTAGTAGCAGAACTATTTTCCTCAACTACTGGAGCAACTGTGGTTGGCTCTTCATAGTCATCATCACTATCTTCTTCTTCAACTACTGGAGCAGCAGGTACTTCTTCAACAGGTACTTCTTCAGCAGGTACTTCTTCAACAGGTACTTCTTCAGCAGGAACTACAACTGGCTCAACTGGAGTTTCAACATCTTGGGTCTCAGCTAAGACCACTATTTCATTATTTTTTTTATTTGGTTTGTTTGTCATATTTTTCTCCTGCGCAAGGCTTTCTGTTATAACTGCATTTTCAAACGCCTGAAAAGTCACAATACTTAATTCAACTATTTCAGCTTCAGTGACAATTGTTCCAATTCTCTCACCTGTGTCATCATAAACATCTTCTTTTCTAAGAATGTTGGCACCAATAGAAACACCTTCCAGTGCTCCCATTTCAATAAGTGGAATAATCTTTTCAGTCACATCTTTGTCTTTTAAATTTAATTTTGCTTTGAATAAAACCCCTAATGGATTATCTGAATACTCAGTAGCACCAACCATTGCTTTGACATCCCAAGAATCATGATTAACAAATAGGGCTGTCTTCTTAAGAATTTTAAAAGCACCCATAGCAAAAGACAACTTTCTCCAATCTTGAGTTTGTTGTCCATAAGGAACTGCCACACCACTAATTTCACCCTTGTTTGCTTTTGCAAAATTTTTAATCTCAGAAAAGCTTTGGTAAAGTTTAATCTTTTCTGGATTACCATTTTTATCATTAAAACATTTGAAATTTGATTTTATGGACATAACACTCCTTGTGTGCTTAATCTAGTCTACTTTACTTTTCTTGAAAATAAAAGTCTACATTGTTTTTTCTTTCAAAATGCTTGGGGGTGGGATATAATCATCATAAACTGGTTTTTCCAAATCCTTGTAGATGGGCTCAAAATAGCTTTTACATCTAAAATGGAGTGGTGGACTAATTTGTTCCATGGCAGAAGAACCATTTCTGTACACCTTGCCTACTAGGTTGGAACAAAGTTGGGTTTTTGGAGAAACATTCTCAAATCTATAACCCCAAATATTATCTTCAATTGACTTATAGTATTGGAGTTGCCCATAGCTGACTGCTTGGCTAACAGAAGTGAAGTTTGCCAGTTCAACTTGATTGGCATTATCAATAAAACTGTCCATATTGTCATCAACTTGTGCTAATGTTTGTTCAAGTCCATAGCCTTTTGTGGTGGCAGTGTTAGCTGAAAGGAGTGCCAAATCTTTCATGTTTGTTAACTGTTTGTCCAAAGACAATTCAGTTTGGTTTAGGATAAAACTGGTCAATGCCTTGGTTGGAAGATCACCTGGGTTTGTGGCCATTAATGCCTTCAAGTGGGGTGCTGCCTTTTCTTTTGAAACATTCCATGACTTCAAAGTAATTTCTGATAATTTCTGCCCCATATTTCTTTTGTAAGAGGCTACTGCATTCTGATTCAACTTAATGTCTTTTAATCCCTTTGCCAAGTTGGTTGGATTCTTTTTCATTTGCCAACGCATTGCAGCTATAAGTTTATCAGCAATTATTTGTAGAGATGCTTTTGAAAATTTAGTTAATGACTTTACTTGGTCTTCCAAATATTGGTCTCTTTGCTTTCCAGTCTTCCAAAATTCTACAATCTCAACCTCATTAGTTGATAATTCAATCTCAGGGCTACAATCCCCACAGCCACATGATTGTAAACTATTTTCTTCAATGCCTTCTTCAACATCTTCTGGTTCTTCATCATCTGGTGGAACATCTTCTGCCTTTGGAGCATTAGGGTCAATTGGAGGTACTGGTGCATTTTGTTTCTCATTTTCTTGCTTGGCTCTTTCTTTTTCATTGATTTCAGAAAGTCCATACATTTCTCTAATTTGTTTTTCATCTTCAATCTGGACTTTCAATAATCCAGAATCAATCCATAGTTTTATAATCTCAGCAAATTCTTTTGAGGCTTGTTTATTTAGATTTAATCCTCTCAATCTGAATTTAGTGGCATCTACATTTGCCCAATTTGATTTAATTGATGGCTCTATTACTTCTTTGGTATATTGGTCTTCAATGTAGTCTACAATAAATTGTAATCCATCCATAAAGAAGTTTGATTGGTCTGAACCTAATGAATAACTTCCACCTTTGCCTTGCTGACCTAATAAAATGAATTGAGCAAGGACAGAGATAGCCATTTGTGAATCATAGTAATTAAGAAATGTTATTATTTCAGAAATCTTAAAATCACCATTCCAGAAATCTAATTCATATGTGTTAGGGATAATCAAAGAGTCATCAACATCTGCTGAATCTCTACTTGATACTGAATCCATTAACTCTTCAAGTGCTTGATACTCAGGAGAGTCAACATGAACACTTGGTGGAACTTTAACAGTTGGTAGTCCAAGCATCTCTCTAAAGATTCCTTTCTTGGCTACTTGTGAAACTTCTTTTTTATCTTTGTATGCATAGTATGCTTGCCTGAGTAGTGATACCCCTCTTAGGTCTTCACCCTCTTTTCTGAAAGTAAAAAATACAAGGTCTTTAAAATCTATTTCAACAAGTGAGTTCCTAGAAGTTATTTGCTCTATGTATTGTTTTTCATAATCAATGCGCCTAATACTTTTTTGAATACGCTCAAGAAGTACTGGCATCATGAACTTATTATTTTCATAAGTGAATGGGGTGTAGTATTTATTAAAACAAGAGAAGCCATGCTCAAGCATACGCAATATTGTGTTTAGGGAAGGTTCAAAATTATTCTTTTTAAAAAGCCAATTAGATAAAACATCATAAACTTTTTGTTCTTCTGGTGTAATATCTTTTATTTCATCAAGGGTCCAGTTACAAGATAGGATTAAATTTTTATAAGCGGATAAGAATCCACTAACAACTCCATCACTCTTTGACATCTCTGAAAATTCAATATTGCCTAGTCTTCCAATAAGTAAAGGGTCAAATTCTGATGTAATATCATTTGCTTGGAATTGATACAAACCAGAATCCCCTGTCATTGCTAAGCTTCTTGATGATTTGGATTCTTTAAAAGCTCTTATTTTTTCTTTTTGTCTTCTTGATTGTCTACCTAAGATTTGCGCATCATTGTTTTGTGCTGTCATTATCTTCTCCCTGATTTTCTTCTTCTCTTGGCCATTTGCCTCTGTTGACGTTCTATATTATTGTTTATTATTTCTGATTCGTCTACACCATTCATGTCAGGAATCCCAATTTCTACTCCATCACACATGGCATCAATCTGGTCATCGTGCTTATGGGACATTTCCGGATGAAAGTCTTCACACTCAATATAAAAATCTTGCATGAATGGAGCATCCAGTGGAACAAAAATATATCCAGAGGATAACTTTGGTAAAAGAATGTCCAAAACTCTTTCAAGCTTTGATCTATTCCTTTGAACTGGAATTATTGGAATCTTTCCCTCTTTTTGAGCTTCTTGAATTAGTTGAGTGCCTGAACTCTTATCTTCAACATAAGCTGCTGTGAGAGGCCCATATTTATTCCTATCTAATGCATGTAAGTGTTTTGTCCAAAAAGAAACGAACTTAATTTTCAAATCGTTGTATTTTAACTTTTTTCTATACTGATCAATCAGGTATAGGTAATTGTCATTGCCTACCCCCCAGCATTGAAAAACAGTATAATCATTTATTTCTTTATCTTTGGTTGCAGTATCTACTGTAATAAATCTTCTCTTACAATATGGTAAAACAGAGTAATGTTTAAATAACTCTGTTTTAATTAAATTACCACCAAGCTTTATTGGTTGTTGTAGATATTGAGCAGTAAACATCTCATGTTTCTTTGACAATCTTTCAAGAGCTTCAAGGTCATGCTTTGCTGGCCATAGTGGAGTCCCATCAGAATTGATGGCTGAAAGGTTTATTGTGAACCACTCATCTGGTTCTTCCACTTCTACATATCCTGCTAAGTCTTCTGGATGAAGTCTTTGCATAATCATAATGCATGGAGTATTACTATTATTAAAGCGAGAAGAGAGAGTTCCATCATAGTAATCAATGCACTCTTGCCTTGCTACTTTTCTGTGACGATCTTGAGCCTTGAGTGGATCATCAATAATAATAGCTCCATTGAACTCCCATTCTGTTTTAGAAACATAGCCCTCTAATTTGCCAGCACCAAATCCTGTAATGGGTCCACCAAAGGAAGTAGCATACATACCACCATCATCTTCAGTCTCCCATAATTTTTTAGCATTGGTATCTTTTTTAATTTTTATGGGCCAGTAACTTTGAAATTCAAAACATGTGATCATGTCTCTTATTTCTTTGCTACACTTAAGTGCTAATGTGTCTGAATAACTTGTATAGATAAATTGAGATGCTGGATTCCTAGCAAAGCCAGCAGCACAAAAAAGTTTTACCACTTCTGTTTTAGAATATCTTGGAGGGATATGGATTTTTAATCTTCTAATTTTTCCATCTAATACTTTTTGAAAAGCATCTGCCAATATATCATGGTGCTGACCTAATATGAAGCTTTGTCTTGTTGCTTGTTTGAATAGCCAACGCATCATAGTCTTGAATGATGTCTCTAAAAGTTTTTTCTTTGCTTGGTGTTTAGCTGAGTATGATTTGATAGTGAAGGCTGGCATTAAAACTCACCTTCAAGTTCCCTTGCTGCCTCTTTGATGTCTTGCTTGCTTACTTCTATTGTTACTGGTTGTGCATTATTTATTCCTATCTCTTCTTGATATTGTCCTGAAGCCTTTAATAAAAATTCAGATAGTTTGGTATTGCTGTTTTGTATTTGTTCCAAAAGCCTTTCATAATCAGTAGCATCTCTTTTGTATTCCCTTTTTAATTTTGCAACTTCTTTTTCAATACTTTCTGGCAACTCTTTGTGGTCTTCTCTTTCCTCATATTCTTTTTTATCTAATTTATAAAGTGCCAAAGCATCTTCATAGGCAATTCTGCTCTCTTCTAAAAATTTAAAACGTAATGATGCTTGTCTCTCAAGTCTCACTGACACTTCATACATAGACCAAAGCAAATATTGAAAGCGTGTTACTGGAGTGCCACTGATAGTGTCAATGGTTTTATCCATAAACTCTCTAACAATGGTGCGTGCATTCTTCATTCCCTTTGGGTAACCATTGGGATTGCGCACCTCACCTTTTTGTATTGGGTTGGATACTAGATTTTTTTTACTTGCCTCTGATACTTTGGACATTTCATTTTCCTTCCACTCTTTATGTTAGCTGAAAAAATATGAAACAGAAAGGGTGAATTTTAGAGCTGAAAGGATTGTCAACAGACCCAAGCCTAAAGTTGTCCATTTTCATTCTCTAATATATATAGAGAAATATTTTTTTGAAAAATAATTCCAATCAAAATTTCCTTTCAGCATTTCAAAACCCACTGAAATTAGTCATTCAGGTAAACCTAATGATTTCAATAGAGTACCGGATGTAATTTTAACAGTAGTTTAAAGGAACCATAGTAGAACCAAAGAAAAGGTAATATTCACAAGGGGTTACATACTGTGGTTCTGGAGTTCCATCAGTTCTGCCATAAAAAAAAAAAAAATATAATTTCATTTGGAATTATTTTTACAAAAAATATTTCTCTATAGTATATAGGGAAAAAGAACCACAAGACCTTTTTACAATGACTTAACATTCAACCCCTAGCATTAAAGTTCCTCCATAAAACATAATGCGAAACATTGTTATAATTTATAATGCTCAGCACCTAATCTTAAAACTATAGACTCTCAGCATTATTTATTTCAAATAATCTATAACTCCAAGCATTATAAACTAAGAAAAAAAAATCTTATGGAGTTACTTTTCATATCTTTTCTAGTAAAAACATTCTATTCACTTCTTGAATATCCATCAACTGGGAGGCATTTTTGGATAAAATATCTTTAGAAGAACTCAAAGAAATAAAAAATTTTAGGATAAAAGCAGAAAATATTAGATGCCTTTTTGGGGATAAATCCTACAATGAATGTAGAAAAAAAGGGAAAAATATTGCCTATGTTTGTGATCCAAATCCAACCCATTCATGGTTAGCATCAAGAAAAGATACCAATTCATTTAAATATGTTTTTGATTATAATATGACAGAAGAGGTAATTGATATTGCTATTGAAAAGAATCCAATGAACATACAATTCATCCCAACAGAATTGAGAAGCTTTGAAGTTTGTCTCAAAGCAATAAAGTTAAATTGGAAAGCAATCCTTTACATACCATCAGATTTAAGAAAATGTCAGATTGCTACTGAAGCAGTCAAAGGGAGTGCAGAAGCATTAGCATATATACCAAGCAAACATCAGACACCAGATGTAATTATGGAGGCAATTCAAAAAAACTTCCTTTCAGCTCAATTTGCTGATTCAGAAGCATTTTCATTTTTTGAAAAATATATCAATTCAGCTGAAGGGATTGATGTTTTTATTGATGAATTCAATAAGGTGATTAAAGATAAAGATGAAGCAAAAGAAAATGAAAGATTGGATAAGATACAAAAAGATATTGAAAGAAAAAATAAACCACTGTCAGATTATCAGAAGAGAATAAAAGATTATAGGAATGGACTAGGAAATAATGAGTAATTGCATTTTACTTTGGAGGGAATAATGGAAGAATTAAAAAGTTTAATGGAGCTGGAGGAAGGGAACATTTATGAGCATGATGGATATAGGTACCGAGTGCACAATAAAGTATTAGAAACAGAAGTGGGGCAATTTGAACAAACGCTAACAGGTATCCATTCATCGAATAAGGAATGGGGTGACTTCTATTTTTATGGCACCCCACCCCATCCCAATAAGAAATATTTCAAGGAAGTAAAGCAAAAAAGTAAAGCAAAAAAGTAAAGCAAAAAAGGAAAGCAAAAAAGGAAAGCAAAAAAGGAAAGTAAAAATGGTGTGTGCGCTAGCATAATCCTGTCTGCTATTTCACTACAATTCTTATCAAATTCTTTTCTGTTCATCTTAGTTTCTCCACTATGAAGGAATTAATATTTCTGGTTCATATTTATTTTTTAAATCATCGTAATCGTTCTGCCATTGTTCCGCCAATAGCCTATATTTAAAAGCCTCGTTTCGATATCCAATCATTCCAGATTTTCTAAAGTTGTGCTCGTCACTAAGCACCTTAAAACAATGTTCTTTTTCTGCGCATCCATCTAAGTTGCACTCCCCAAAAGTGTTCAAGTTTATGCAGTATCTTGAGCATCTCATTTTTATTTCTCCCTTTTTATCAAATTCTTTTCTGTTCATTTCAGTTCCTCCTTATTAAAACTTCTCATATAATTTTCTTTCCCTGTCAGTTGAGATTCTCCCGTCAAAAATTACAATCATCGAATCATGCATCATTTCTTCTTGTTGGAGTCTTTTCTGGTTTTAAAAATCTATCCAATGCCCCTTGCGAAAAATCAAATTCTAGAATGTTTCCACACCTAGTACATACGTATGTACTAGGTGAAATAGCTCGGTGCCCTACTGAGCATTTACACATTTTTTTGTTCATCTTAATTTCTCCAGTTCGTTATTTCTGTGAAAATTCTTTTCGATAAATTCAATCTGCTCTTCAGTGGCAATTTCTTTTTGAATGACAAGCGCATGATACAAAAGTTGTGCTTTCAATTTATCATCAAGTTTTATGCTAGAGTGTGCAGTTCCACACCACAGAGGCCAGGCAGAGAAATCTAAGTTTGCTTTGATCAAGTTTGCATTGATCAAGTTTGCATTGCTCAAGTCAGCATGTCTCAAGTCAGCATAGCTCAAGTTTGCATTGCTCAAGTTTGCACTGCTCAAGTCAGCATAGCGCAAGTTTGCTTTGCTCAAGTTTGCATTGATCAAGTTTGCTTTGATCAAGTTTGCACTGCTCAAGTTTGCTTCGCGCAAGTCAGCATTGCTCAAGTTTGCATCGCGCAAGTCAGCATGGCGCAAGTTTGCATAGTTCAAGTTTGCTTCGCGCAAGTTTGCTTCGCGCAAGTTTGCACAGCTCAAGTTTGCATAGCTCAAGTTTGCATTGCTCAAATTAGCTCTGTTCAAGTTTGCATTGCTCAAGTCAGCATGTCTCAAGTCAGCATAGCTCAAGTTTGCATTGCTCAAGTTTGCACTGCTCAAGTCAGCATAGCTCAAGTTTGCATTGCTCAAGTTTGCATTGCTCAAGTCAGCATGTCTCAAGTCAGCATGTCTCAAGTCAGCTCTCTCACCACCCTCCTTGTCTTCAAGCAACAAATTGTGTTTTTTTAAAATCTCATTTAATTTTTCTTGGTTCATTATTTTCTCCAGTTTTTATAATTGTTCTTTGAATTAAATACTCTTTATAATCCTCAACCATAGCAAGAATGATATGTCCATATGGAATCATAAAAACATCAGCAAAAAGTTTTATTTTATCCTTGTGGATTGTTACTCTTCCTCTTTCCAAACCACTAATGTTGTTAGAATTTTTATAGCCTAATAGCTTTGCCAAATCTTCTTGGGTCCAGCCATTAGCAAGCCTTTCATTTCTAATTAATGTAGCAGTATGCCCAAATCTCATAACTTACTCCTTATGCTAGTTTTTTTTTTACACCTTCATCATTCCACTTTACACTCTTGCAGTATGGGCACATTCTTGGGTCTTTTTTATCATAGTATTTTTTCTTAATCCAAATCCAACTGCACCTGTTACATATGAACTGAACTACTTTTACATTTTTTTTCATAAATCACCCCTCGTTTTTGTTTTACTAGTTTTGCATTTGGTAGGTTATTAAAATTGTTTGCTATCATAATTTTACTCTTCTATTTCTTTCCTTGATTTTCTAGCAGAACGCGCCGCGCTTCCTCTGTTGTGTTTTTCAGATAATATTTTCGCTCTCTCTTTTTCATCTTTCCACTCTGCTCTCAGGCACCCATTTCGATATAAATTTCGGCCCTTAATCAAAATAATTGATTCGTCGGAAAGTCGCAAAGTAAAGGTGTGTTGCTGCTTTTTGTCTCCATAAGAATCACGAATAATTTCTCCTTCAATTGTTTCATTATGTGAGAATTTAGGCTTTTTGAAACTTCCTGTAAAAACTGCTCTCTCAAACTTTACTTGATCTCCAACACAAGCATCGCCAGTACAATCAACAGTGTAAGTTTTCATTTTATTTGCTCCAGTTGTTGAAAAGACATATACTATAAGTCTTCTTCGTAAATTTCAATTTCGTCATTTGGAAAACCAGTTTGGAACTCATCTTCGATGTACTCTCGCACATCGTCAGAGATATAAAAGTTACCAAAAATCTCGGATTCCTCGTCCGGTTCAGATTTTAAGCAAATAATTTTTCCTTTAAAGGATGCGAATAAAGCTTTCATTTTTGTCTCCTTGTTTATCTATATATACCTATGAAGTATAGCTATTTAATAAATCCAACAAAGTTATCCCTTCATAACCATCATTTTCTAATTCAGATAAAATATAATCCAATTCTTTACCAATATACTTAGCAGCAATCTCAACTCCACCCAAATCACCAATACAGATTTTAATCATTTCTATCCTTTTATGCTCACCTTCTTGGGCTGGGATAGGTCCATTAATGATTAAATCAATTAAATCTTTTACTGGGTTCATTTCTTAATCCTTATTAATAGCCTAATTTCCAACCACAAGTATTACAAAGAAAAGTTCTTCCATCTTCATTTATAACTTCTTCACTCCACTTACCACACTCATCACATTTAACATAACCAGCATCCCAAAGTTCTTCACAAATTTTCTGGCATTCATCTTCTGTAATATGGTTACTTAATTCTTTTATTAAGTTTTGAAGTTTCTCTTTTGTCATTTTTGTCTCCTTGTTTATCTATATATAGTATATACCTATTAAGTATACTTGTAAAGTAAAAAATAGAGAAAAGACCTGATTTCAGATACTTACATAAGTCACTGATTTTATGGGGAAAACACAAAATAATTGGGAAACTGGTTCCCTTTCTGTATTTTTTAGGCAATAGTCCTTTTGTTCACAAATCTATTTTTTGGGAGAAATAAGTTTTTGAAAGAATTATTTATTTTTGGAGCTGGTTATGCAGGACTTATGGCAGCTCATTATTTCTCTTCAAAAGGTTACAAAGTCACAGTACTGGAAAAGAAAAGAGAAATCACCAGCAACCATTCAGCCTTGTTTAGATTTAAAGAAGACATCAGCAATATTATTCCTATCAAATTGGAAAAGGTAATTGTAAGAAAAAATATCTACTATAAGGATACACTTTATAATGAACCTAACATAAAGCTTAATAACCTCTATTCATATAAAACAACAGGGAAGTACACAGAGCGTTCAATTATGAATTTAGATTCAGGTGTGCGATTTATTCCCTCAGCCACCTATTTTTCTGAATTGATTGAGTTATGTAAAAAGAATGGAGTGACCTTTGTGACTGGTTATGGGGTTACTCTTGAAGATTTCATAGCTGAAGGGAATAAAATTTCCACACTACCTTTGCCTGTTGTTTTGAATATATTAGGAATTGATTGTAAGGATAGATTTGAATCTAAAACTATCAACACAATAAGTGTAGATATAAAACCAGAGTTATTAAATCTTCACCAAACAATTTATTTTCCACAACCACAAAATCAGAATCCATTCTATAGGATTTCCATTATTGGTAATAGGATTGTTGGGGAGTTTAGGGATGACAATACACTTTTCCCAATCAATGTCAATATGATCTTTAGGGACTTAATTTTTCATTCATTTGGAATTAACAGAGAGATTGTTGAGGGTGGATCAGATTATATCCACAGCAAACAAAAGTTTGGTAAACTTATCAAGATAGGTGAAAATAAAAGAAAAGAGTTGGTTTATACAGTTACCAAAATGACTGGTGCATACCTCTTGGGAAGATTTGCAACTTGGAGACAAATAATGACTCCAGAAGTAATAAAAGATATTTTAAGAATTGAACAATGGTTTGAATTAGAACAGATGTCAAACTATGATAAACAAAAGGCAGTGAAGTTATGAAAAAATATATAATAGCATGGATCATAACTTTTATCTTTATTGTCACTTCAAATATTTATTGGTATAATAGAGGAATGAATTATATGAGATTCATTCTTGAAAACAAATCAGTTTGTTATGAAGGTGAAATCTGGCACTGCTGGTCTAATATTGAAAGATGCAGTAGAGCAACTAATTTACATGAAGCATGTATTGAAAATATAGGGAGAAATACAAATGAATAAACCAAATGTTATTTTTGAAAGAATTAAAGAAGATTATGAAACAACCATGACTGCAATTGCTGACAACCTACTAGTAAAAAGATCAACTCTTTATTCTGTTCTCAAAAAGGGGGAGTTTGATAAGGAAATGGAAGATCAATTGAGAATAATTTATCCTGAAAGCTTCAGATCAACTTTTCCAGACATTGATATAGATGAAACAACTGCCAAAGAGATTGAGCAATACAACTCTATTCTTGAAGAGGATAATGCCATGCTTTCAGATTCAATGAGAGAAGAGGCTTATGAAGTAAAGAAGCAAAATAAAAAATTTAATCCACCATTCAAAAACTGTTGGTGTTTGGAAAGATGCTATTTTGTTAAGGTTATGGCAAAGGATTATAAAAGGATCAAACCAATTTGCCCAATATGCCAGGGTGAGATGCTTTGTAAAGAAGATAGGGCAAAAGCAAAAGTTGGCCAATCAGAATTATTTTCTACTGATGAATTTGAGGGGTTGTAGAATGAAAGTAACATTACTAAACTACACCAAAGATGCCAAAGACTTACTATTGATCACAAAAAATACTCGCCTTTCAGCTTCCATTGAAGAATCTTTAGTTGAAATGAAAAGTTGGGATGAAGAGAAAAAAGATGCTGAGCTTGATTATATGCTTAAGACTATACAGTCTTCTTGGGAGTTTGTAGACTACACATTCCTTATTGAGGGAGTTAGTAGGGCTTTCACTCACCAACTTGTTAGAACCAGAACAGCAAGCTTTGCACAACAATCTCAGCGCACTGTTGATATGGAAGATTTTGAATATGTTACTCCTAAAAATTTAAAAGGATGTTCTTATTATGAACAAGCAATGAGAAGTATTAATGAGGATTATTTTTACTTAAAAGAGTTAGGATTTCCACCTCAAGATGCTCGTGGTATACTTCCTACAAACATTTGCACTTCAATTATAGGAAAATTCAACTTAAGAACCATGAGTGATATGGCCAAGAAGAGATTGTGCCCAAGGACCCAAGGGGAGTACCAAGATGTCTTTAAGGAGATGAGAAATAAAGTTATTGAAGTTCATCAATGGGCAGAAAAGTTTATAAGAGTTTATTGTGCTGCTGTTGGAGTTTGCCAGTTTCCTAATTTTTTAGAGTGTCCAATCAAGGGTGGGTTGTTCAATCCTGAGACTGGTTTGAGATGGGATGGAGTAACTGAATATGAAACAGGCATAGGGATGTTTCCAGAATATCCAAATACATTAGAGCAGATTCAAAAGGATTGGGAGCAGATGGATTTTGAAGCCACTCCTAAATGGAAGGGACAGTCATGACAAGGCATTATGTTATTGCTGATGACTATTCTTGGTTACAGCACACAACAGACCCAAAAAGATTTGGTCAAATAGTAGAGACTTTTATTATAACAATGAAAAATTCAAGTAAGATGAATTCATATAGAGTATTCACTGAAGACATAACAAAAGATGAGATGGAAGTAATTGAAAGGAATAAAAAATACTTAATGAATAAAAAACATTTGGGAATTGTATAGTGAAAAAAGAGCATTGGAAAAGGGTCCCATTCAATAGGAACTACTTGGTGAGCAGTTTTGGTAGAGTTTATTCATTGAAGAATGAAATTCTTTTAAAACCAGAACTTTTAAAAAGTAGAACAGACTATTATTTGAGAGTTGATATTCAAGGGTTGAGGATACTGCTTCATGTTCTTGTTGCTTTTACTTTTAAGAATGATAAGAAATTTCTTTTTTCAGAAATAATAACCAACCAAGATATTCAAGTCAACCACATCAACTTGAATACTTTAGATTGTGCTGCTGATAATGTAGAGTTTTGTACACAAAGTGAAAATCAACTTCACTCTTCTTATTATAGAAAAATAAAGTTTGGTGGTACTGATTATGTTTTAAAAAGGAGTGGAGAGTGATCATCAGAAATTCAGATGACTTCTGCAAAGCCTGTAATTTGAAATGGAAATCAAATCATGGGAATGAATGTTTATACATAACAACAAAAAGAATAATGGATTGTATCCAACTACAATGTTTCAAGTTTGGATATTCAGTAGGATTAAAAGAATTAAAAATGCTGGGAGGCAAAAATGACACTACCAAAAAATAGTTATGAGATGTATGTTAATTACAATCAAATTTTCTTAAGTAGCATTTGTAATGTTATTGATAATGGTGAAGGTCTGTCTTTAAGAGTTGATTTTAAAGATTGTAACATTCCAGTTTATTTGGATGGGAATAGAAAACATATTTTTCTTACTCAATTCTGGGATAGAAGACTAGAACTTAATAACAATAATTCAATGCAATTCCTAATTAATGGTTTTGTTTTAACCTAAGAGGATGATATGAGTTTGAGTAGAGAGGAGCAGATAAAAAGAATTAAAAAGACTTTGAACAAAACCACAATTCCAGATGAAACATTAAGTCATCACACAATTGAGGAAAAAATAAAAGCAATTAAATGGCAATACCAATATAGGCAGTTTGATGAGAAGACACTTAATTTTGTTGAATCAATTGAAGTCTATTTTGAAAATATGGGAACAATCACCCCAAAACAAAATGAAGCACTTGATAGAATGATCATTAACAATAGGATAGAAGTATGATGTTTAGAAAATTTAGTATTGATGTGAATGCAGAGAACATTGAAAGAATCAGGGCCAGAAAAGAAGAGTTGGAAGCAGCTTTAAAAACATGCGCTATTGTTTTTGAAAAGTTCATATTGGACACTTTGAAACTTAATAAAGTTCTCATTGAGGATTATGAAAAAGGTTCAGAAACAAACTTTATTGAAATGGAGTAGACTGTGAACAGAATTGAGTTGGTTGAGAAGATTGGTGGCAGTCTTGCCAAGAGAGTATTAGGAATGGTCCCAAAAGGCTCAACAATCCTTTTAGCTGAAATGGTTGATTGGAAAAGAACTGGGCAAATGAGCAATTATAGGAATCTTGAGGTTATCTATTCTGTTGATGGTTTTGTTAGGAAAACTATAATTGCAGGAAAAAATGGAAGGAGATGCTCATGGTACAAATAGATTTGAGTGAAAATGAAAAACAATCCTTATTATCAATTGCAAAGAAACTTGGAGAAACAATATCATCTAATGATAATGTTCTTAGTGGATTACTTGAGGCTATAGACAGGCATGAGAAGTCACTTCAAATTAAGCCTGAAGTAAAGAACATAGATGACTATTTTTATTCTCTTCCTAGAAATACTGTTGAAGATGAATCTTTTTATAAACTTGCAATTAAAAAATATGAAGAGTATGGTTGTTGCCCTAAGTGTTTCAATTCCATGATAGCTTGTGGTGACCAATTTGAATGTACAAACTGCGGAATAATTTGGAGGATATAATATGGAAATTATAAAAAGAAATTTTGATGTTATTGATACCATCCTAATTGATGGAAGATATATTTCCAAAAAAGTTTTTATAACTTTGCCTTGTTTCAATGAAGCTGACTTTAAAAAGACTTTTATGAAGTCAATTATGTATCTCTCAACTTGCAAACAGCAATTTCATATCAACTTTATAAGTAACAACCCTGAATTCAATGTTAATTCTTGTTCTAAGAGCTTGGATGAATATATCCAAGGTAAGTATAGCATCACTATAATAGGCAATGGCAATACAACAGTCTCGTTTGCTAGAATTATTGGACTTAACAATTTTAAACAAGTTCAAGGTGAATTTGACTATTTTTTGACTCTGGATGATGATACATTTCTAAAGTCTGGATGTATTGAAAAATCAATTTTTATGCTGGAGGAATCAGGTTATGATTTTCTTGGCCAAGACTTCCTACAAATCAAATCAACCTTGTTTCCATTGTATGGAACTTTTTATGAAAAGAAAATTAGGAATGAAACTGCCTTTACATTTGGTGCAAACTTCTTTCTTATCAAAGCAGATAAGGCCATATTAGGATGCTATCACCCTAATGTATATCCCAGGGAGGATGGATACTATCAAGCTACTCTTATGGAGTATGGAGCAAAAGGGTGTAAAGCCAGAATCAATATCAGTCATAAGAGACACAAAAGAAAAATATCAGAGGATTTTTGCCAAGGCTCAAGTAGATGGATTGAATCTGCTAAGAAGATTTTTGCTGACTTTCCAAACCTTGTTAAAGGATATACCAAGCACGGTTCAATTGTTAAAAAGATTAAGTCAAAAGAATTTGCTGATTATGTATATGATGATGAATACTTATACAAAATAGAGAGGAAAAGATGAAAAAAAATGCTGGACACATTCTATTAGAGGCTTCAGAAACTTTCAAGCAACGCAATGTTATCTATAAAGACAATTTTTTAAATGTGGGGGCTATATTGAGTGAAGTCTTTCCAGATGGTCTAACACTAAATGACAAAGATTCTTTTACTCGATTTCAGATGATTCAGATGATTGTAGGGAAACTTACAAGATATGTTGCCAATTGGGATAAAGGTGGACACCAAGATAGCATCCATGACCTGACTGTTTATGCTGCTATTTTAGAAAGTATTGATGAGCATTTTGCACAACCTGATAAAGAAGATAGTTGCAATATCACCCCCCAAAAAGGTGAAGTTCCAAAAAAATTCTTTGGGATTGACACTGATAAATGTCTACCCATAAAAGGACATCCATTCAGAAATGATAAAAATGGTTCAGATGAAATGAGATATGCCAAGCCACCAGAACACAAACCAGTAGGTAGATGTTACCAAGAGTCATTGATGAAAGAAACAAAAATTGAAACAGAACAGGACTGTTTTTAAAAAAGGAGATAATGATGTTTAAAGAAAATGAAATTGTAGGTTTTAAAAAATTCAAAGATGGCAACATTGCATTGGCAAAAGTTGTCAGTTGTGATGAGAAAAATGTTGTGTTAAGTGTTTTATCAAAATACTCATTTATCACAGCAGAATTAACAACAGAGGTTGTTGCCATTGGGGATTCAACTCATGAAAGAGTATTCAGGATTCCAGACCACATGATTGATTCCCTAGTTGAAGCAGCTATTAAAAAAATTAATGGAGTTGGTGATGTTGTTAAAAAATCTGATTGTGTTGCTATGGTTAGTAGTATTATTGATGATCCAAGATTGGATGCTGTTTTAACTAAGATTGAGGATCAGATTGAGGTTTTGACAACATTGATGGAAACAACAAAAAGTAAAATTGCATCATTGAAAGGAAAGAAACAATGATTATTTTTGATACTGAAACAACAGGACTAATAGCAAGTGGATTAAAACCACTAAGTGAGCAACCTGAGATTATTGAGTTTGCTGCAATTAAATTGGATGATCATTCTCTTGAAGAAGTTGGTAGATTTGAATTCATGTGCAGGCCAAGCATCCTGCCACTACCAAGGAAGATCACAGAAATAACAGGCATAGAAACTGAAGACCTATTTGACAAAAAACCTTTCAGTTTCTACTTCCCAGAGTTGGCAGAGTTTTTCTTTGCTGAAAGGTATAGTTTCGCACACAATCATGCTTTTGATACTGGGATGCTAAGTTTAGAGTTGAGAAGATTAAAGGCTCATTATAAGTTCCCATGGACAATGAGACCTATATGCACAGTTGCTGCCACATATGGAATTAAAAATTATAGATTGAATCTGCAAAAACTTTACCAACATTTATTTGGGGAATCTTTCCCAGAAGCTCACAGGGCAATGAATGATGTTCAAGCTCTCACAAAAATTGTGAAAGAACTAATTAAATTAGGAGTTGTTAAATTATGAAAATTCAAGATATGAAAGATTTAAAGGTAAGGTACATTACCATTTGTAAAGTGGAAGAATGGGATCATTTTAGTGTAACATTCCAGATGGAAGGTGATGAAGTTTTTTATCATCTTGATGATGTTGATAACCTTCATTTTTTAAAACAACATATTGTTAATAAAATTGCATTAATTGAAGAAGGGAAGAATGATAAATTGTTTAGTTAAAACTGAATATTCATTCCGATATGCTTATGGGAAAATAAAGGATATCATTAGTAACAGTAAGGATGTTGCTGCTATAACTGATAGGTTTACAACCTTTGGACATATCCCATTTTTTAAAGAATGCAAAAAGCAAAACAAAAAGCCAATTCTTGGAGTGGAGTTGGCTTTTGTTGATAATGCAAAACTTAAGGTGAAACAGAATCCAAGTTGGGTGAACTTGATTGCTATCAATCAAGCTGGCTTAAAAAAAATATATGAGTTAGTTAGTAAGAGTACAGGACAAAAATATTATTACAATCGTTTAGACTTAAGTGAATTAGGAAAAATTGACCCTAAAAATGTAATCATTGTTTATAAAGATGAACAAGCAATGAAGCATCTTAAAGGTAGACCAAACACATTTTTAGGGGTTTGTGCAATTACACCTTATAATCTGATTCAAAAAACAGAACATAAATTTTTGGCAGTTTCTGATAATCTTTATGATAAAGCTGAACATGAGATATTATACCAGATCATAATGGGGAATGGACAATGGGAGGATTCATCTCACAGCAGACACATTCTAGATGAATGGGAGTGGAGGCATGAGAACAAACACCTTGATGGGGAATGTGCTGAGGCTGCAATTAGCAATACTAAAGTTTTGGCTGACTCTGTGGAATGTTTTGAATTTCCAAAAGCAAAACTTCCAAAAGCAACTGAGACAAGATCACTCAAAGAGCTTTGTGTTTCTGCTGCCAATGATAGAAAAATTAATCTTGAAGATCAAGTCTATAGAGATAGACTTGAAAGAGAATTGGATTTAATCCATGAAAAGAAGTTTGAAGAATATTTTTATTTGGTTTGGGACTTGGTTTGTTATGCTAAGAAGCACATGCTGGTTGGGCCTGCTCGTGGTTCCTCTGCTGGTTCTTTAGTATGTTATTTGCTTTATATTACTGATATTGATCCTATTCCACATGGGCTTATATTTGAAAGATTCATTGATATCAATAGAATGGACATGCCTGATATAGATATAGATTTCCAAGACACAAAAAGGGATATGCTTATTGATTATCTTAAAGACAAATATGGAAGAGATTGTGTGGCTAAATTAGGAACTACAAGCCAATACAAACCTAAAGTTTTATTGACAGAACTTGCCAAAGTTTCTGGAGTGCCAGTTTGGGAGATAAATGATTTAAAGAATGCAATTCCAGAAAGGTCTGGTGGAGATGCCAGAGCAAATAATTGTATTGAAGATACTTTCAAAGATTTGGAAATTGGAAAATTATTCCTTGAAAAATATCCTCAGTTTATTTATGCAAAAGAAATTGAATCTCACATGAGGCATACAGGTCAGCATGCTGCTGGCATTGTTGTTTCTGATTCCCCTCTTTATAATTACTGTGCTATTGATCAAATTAGTGAAGGGGCAATGCTTGATAAAAAAGATGCAGAAACTGTTAATCTTTTAAAGATGGATTGTCTTGGGTTACGAACATTATCAGTATTACAGGATTGTATTGATCTTATTAAGAAGGATAGGGATTGGTTGATCAATCTTAAATTAAATGATCAAAAGGCATTTGATGTTGTCAATGAAAGGAAATTTGCAGGCATATTCCAATTTGAAGGTTATGCTTTGATTAATACAGCCAAGCAAATTTATGTTGATGAATTTGATACTGTTTCTGCTATTGGAGCACTGGCCAGACCAGGCCCATTGGTGAGTGGTGGTACAAATAAATATATTGTTAATAAGAATCAACCTGATAATATAAAATACCTTCCTAAGTGTGAAGAGTACACAAAGAAAACTTATGGGGTTGTAGTTTACCAAGAACAACTAATGCAAATTTCTAGGGGTGTTGGTGCTTTATCTTGGGAAGATACTAGTGAACTCAGAAAGGCAGCATCAAAATCTCTTGGTGATGAATTTTTTGGGAAATACAAAGAGAAATTTATAAAAGGAGCAATTGAAGTTAACAAACTTCCAGCTGAAGAGGCTGAATTGGTGTGGAGCAGTATTTGTACTTTTGGTTCTTGGGCATTTAATAAGTGTATTTCAGGGAAGACAAAAATCAAGATGGGTGCTGCTGGTGGAAGCTTAAAGCAATGGACTACTATTGAAGAGCTTTATGAAATGTATATTTCCAACCCTACTCATTGGACAAAATATAGAAAGCCATTTTTGCAATCTTTGTATCCAGATGGGAAGGTCAGACCACAACATGCTGTAAATATTTTTAAGAATGGATTGAAAGATTGCTGGGAATATTCCTTTGAGGATGGAACTGAAATTGTTTGTACCAAAGATCATAAATTCATAATCAATGGGGATTGGAAAGCTTGTGGCAAATCTAAAATTGGGGATGAATTTAGTTATTCAGTTTATGATAAATTGAAGAATAAAGGAAGGAATTCCCATTGTAAAGGGAAGAAATATGAGAAAACAAACAGAGGATTTTTAAAAGGGGCAGAAAATCCATCTTATATAAATGGCAAGACAGAAGCAGTGAAAAAGTTCAGAAACAAAATGAAAAATAATCCTTGTCAAGACACAGGAAAGTTTCATCAGAGAATGGAGATTCACCACAATGATTTTGATCATGGAAGTATCAATCCAAATGATCTTTCTTGGTTGACTCCATCAGCTCATAAAAAAAGACATTATGAAAATAATAGAAAGAAGAGGTGGGAAAAAGGCCATATAGTTTTATCTAAGAAATTGATTAAAATTAAGCATGTTGGAATGGAAATGACCTATGATATTGAGATGCCTAATCATCACAACTATGTTATTGAAGGTGGCATCATTACCCACAATAGTCACTCTATTAGTTATGGCTTGATAAGTTATTGGTGCATGGTATTGAAAGCATACTTCCCTTTGGAATTTGCACTTGCTACTTTGCAGAATGCCAAGAGTGAGGATCAAGTAATTGGATTGTTAAAAGAATTATCAAAAGAGGGATTCACATTTAAACCATTTGATAAAGATTTATCAGAAGTTGGTTGGAGTATTAAAGATGGTAGTCTGGTTGGTGGGTTTACTAATGTTAAAGGAATAGGACCAAAAAAAGCAAAGTCAATGATAAGGAAAATTAAAGGTGGTGAGGTGCTGACTGTTGCAGAAAAGAGAAGCATTTATAATGCTGAAACTCCTTATGATAAAATATTTGAATTTAGAGAAAATTTTTCTGGCTTCTATGATAACTGGGAATTGTTTTTTAAGGAACAACCTGTTTACCTTCAAGATATTGAAGATGGGGAGGTGGTAAGATTTATTGCCAAATCTGTTTCAGTGTCTTTGAGGGATGCCAATGAAGAGATTCTTGTGAAGAAAAGAAATGGTGAGGTAATCAAAGATGGTAAAACAAATTTTCTTGATATTAAGTTTGCTGATGATACTGATACTGTCCCTGCTCGTATTGATAGATGGAAGTTTGAATCATTTGGTAGGGATATTTCTGAAAAACATAAATTAGGAAGTTATTACCTTGTTCAAGGTCAATGTTGTAAAGGATTCAAATTTATAATGATTAAAAATATAAAAAGGATAACCAAAGAAGAAATTCTTGAAAAAATTAAAAGGAGCAAGGAGTGAAAGCAATTACAATGTATAGATACCTTTACACTTATGTTGATGATGGAAATATTTTTAGGTGGACTGAATGGACAACTGAGGATTGGGACTTTGCTAAATTTAGGATTGGTGGGATGGGTTATCCTAAACTAATAGACACAGATGTTATGGTGACAAGAATATGAAACAACAAAAAGCAGTTATAAGTGATATTGATGGGACCTTAACAATATTCTACAATGATGCATTGAAGCATTATAAAGATAAAGATTATGATTCTTTTAATGATGCTTGCTTAAGACTTCCCCCAAGGGAACAAGCAATCAATCACCTCAATAAATTAATTGATAAACATGATTGTAAGATTATATTCATGACCGGGAGACCAGCAAGACTAATACATGAAACAACAAGATTCCTTATTACAAATTTTCCAGTAGGGAAGTATGAACTATTCATGAGACCCCCAGCAGATTATAGACCAAGCAAAGATTTGAAAGAGCAATGGACAAGAGGGCTTATCAGAAATAATTATAATATTTTTAGGGCATATGATGATAGAAAAGAAATTTTACAAATGATGGAAGATAAATTCCACATATCAGGAGTCCATGTTGGACTTGATTACTTTGGAGGTAATGATGAAAGTCATGAGTAAACCAATAGAGATATTGGCAAATGAAGCAGGAAAATTGGTTGATGAAATCAATGAATTGGATGCAAAGATTAAACAAAGGCAAGCAAGGTTACACATCATCAAAACAAAAGACCTTGCTGAGTTAATGGACAATGAGGGCATTGAAATTGGTTCTAAATTTGTAATGTCCAATGGCAAGACCATCCATGTCAAGGAATTTTTCACATGCAGTATCCCATCCCTTTCAGCTATCCTGAAAGAAAAGGACAGCTTAAAACAAATATCTTTACAAGATAAGAGGAAAAAAGCCTTTGCTTGGTTGGATTCAAAAGGGAAAGGGGACATTATTAAAAACACAATTACTGCTCTATTCAATAGAGAAGAGGCTGAAAAGGCAAAAGCATTAATGAATGTTTTGGCTGAAAAGGGGATTACCTGTCAAAGGGATGAGAATGTCCATTCTGCAACACTGACTGCAACACTTAGGGAAGCAATGGGCAATGGTGAGGAAGTCCCAACAGATGTGTTTGCTATTTATAGAGGTACAATTGTTGATGTTAAATAACCTTTCCATTTCCATTATTTTTTACCTTTACTTAATTATGGGGTGTATAGTAGGATATTTTTTCATCCTGTTATTAACCCCACAATCAAAGGGAGATTTAACATTCAACATTGTAATTATTTTATTGAGTCTAATTTTCTGGCCTTTACCATTCTTGGCTTTTCTGCTTGGGGTGTTTAGGACAGTAATTGGTGTAACAATCATTATCCATAGGAGAAAAAAGAAATGAAAAATGAACTAGTGAAAACAAAAGGAAATGAGCTTGTTTTTAATAATGAGCTTGATGAGAAGACAATTGCTATGATGGAATCTGATGCTGAGAATTATCAAGATGATACAGCAGCAGAAGATATAGCAATTCCAAGAATCAATTTGCTACAAAGTGGAAGTAAGCAAGTTAAAAAAGCAGAAGCTGAATACATTAAAGGTGCAGAGGAAGGTGACCTTTTTAATACTCTTACAAAAGAAGTTATTGCTGGTGATGTTGGTATTTATTTTGTTCCTGTTAAAAGAAGAGTTGTTTACATTCATTGGAAAGATATTGATGCTGGTGGTGGTCTTATTGAGAACTTTGGAGAAGACCCAACTGCATTTAATAAAGTTGAACCTAATGAAACTGGGCACAGAAGAACATCAGACACAACTGAGATTGTTAAGACTCATGAAACTTTTGGATTTGTTATTGATCCCAAAGTTGGAACTTTTACTGAGGTTTTACTTGGTCTTGCATCTACCAATGAAAAGAAACAGAAGGTTTTCAATAGTCTAATAAGACAATTAAGAGGAACAAAAGGGCAAATGCTTCCTGAGTATGCTGGTGTTTATAAGATTACAACAACCCCAGAAAAGAATGATAAGGGGTCATGGTATACTTTTAATTTCACAGCAGCAGGCAAAACTCTTGCCCTTGGTACTCTTGGTGCTAATGTTTATGAAGCTGGAAAAAAATTTAGAGAGATGATACTTAATAATGACATCAATGTTAAGTATGATCAAGATGTTACTGAGGAAGCATTTGATGCTTCTGATGAAACTATGTAGATTAATATTCCTGTGTTGGGGTGATGACGTACCCAGTACCAAACGCAAGTTGAGCAAAAGTAAAACCATTCAAGTTGGGTATCTTGTAAAAAATACCCACTCATTTTAATGGAGTTATAAAGTGAAAGATGTCATTGCTAAATTTTTAAAAGTCTTTGATGGGTATGAAAATGCCTATGGCCAATATGGTGGACTTAAAGAAAAGGACAATGGCAAAGTATCAGGACATGCACAAACAATAACAGGACCAATCCCAAATAATGTAGCTGAGAATCATCTTAAAGGGATTTCAAGTGGTCTTGGAATTGTCCCTCTTAAATCTGACAACACTGTTAGATTTGGGGCTATTGATTTGGATATAGTTGGTGTGGGTGCTTTAACTCATACAATTGATCAGATTGAAAATAAAGTGACTAGACTTGGATTACCTCTTGTTTGCTGCACAACCAAGAGCAATGGGATTCATCTTTATTGTTTTACCTCTGAGCCAATCTCAGCAGAGTTGATGATTAAAAGATTAAAAGAATGGGCAACTTATTTAGGATATGGAAGCAGTGAAATATTTCCAAAGCAATCCTATAGATTGAATGAAAATGATATTGGGAATTGGATTAATCTCCCTTATTTTGGTGGAGATGAATCAAACCGGTTTTGTGTTAATAAGAATAAAAAAGCATCACTTGCTGAGTTTTTTGATTTTGTTGAAGTTGTTAGGATGCCTAAACAAGAGTTGGAAAATTTCAAAGTTGATGGGGCTGATGAAGAATACAATGATGCTCCACCATGTTTGCAAATATTGAAAGATATTGGAATAGAAGAGGGGAGCAGAAACAATGGTGCCTTTTCTTTTGCTGTTTACCTTAAGAAAAAAGATGAGAATAATTGGCAGAACAAACTCGAGGAATTAAATAGTAGTATCATCAGTCCACCACTTATGGTCTCAGAAATAGATGAGATTAAAAGATCAGTTGATAAAAGAGATTTCTTTTATAAGTGTTCTGAATATCCTCTCATCCAATATTGTAATAAGGCAGAATGTAAAAAAAGAAAATATGGTATTGGTCAAAGTAGTGAATTTGAAATGTTCAGATTTGATCATATTACAAAATATAATTCAGGGGATGAAGTCTGGTGGTTTGCAGAATATCAAGGGCAAAGAATACAACTAACAACAGAAGAGATATTAATGCAAGTAAAATTGCAAACAAAACTTCTGGAAAAATTAAATATAGTTTTGCACCCTGTTAAAAATGCAGTATGGTTAGAGACTATAAAACTTTTAATCAATGATTGTGTAGAGGTAAAGGAACCAGAACAAGCAAGTAGGAAAGGACAATTTTTTGAGTTGTTTGATTCATTCCTATGTGCTGGTGCTCCTGCTGAGAAAAAAGATGATTTAATGAAATTTAACACATATATTGAAGGAACAAAAATACACTTTCGAGGAGTTAAGCTGTTTTCATTCCTTAAAAATAAAAAATTCAAACACTCAGAACGAGAAATATGGAATTGGCTAAAAGATGAAGGGGCAGAAAGCAAGAAAATAAAAGTTGCTAAGAAGTCTATTAATGTGTGGGTCTTTGATTCACCTGAACAATTTGACCTTGATCCTGATGAAGAGAAAATATAAAGATCACATTAAAAGCCTTTTTCATGAAAATGAAGTCCATAAAATATTTGGGCCTGCAGGAACTGGAAAAACAACCTACCTCATAAATGAATTAAAAAAAATATTCCAAGCAGGAATAGAACCAGAAAGAATTGCTTTTGTTTCTTTTACTAATAGAGCAGTTGATGAATTGGTGATGAGATGTTCTCAGGAATTTAATCATCTTGATAAAGAGGCATTCAAATTTTTCAGAACAATTCATAGCCTTTGTTATCGAATGGGTGGAAATGAAGAAATGCAAATTATAAAGCAAACTGATCTTTGTGCTCTTGGAAAGAAGAATGGCTTTGAAATATCCACATTTAGGAATCTTGAAGATGGCTTCGGAATTAAGCAAGGTGATAAAGTGGTAAATGTTGAAAGTCTTGCTAGATTAAGAATGACTTCATTGGAAGAGCAGTGGAGAGATTGTAATTATGAAGAGCTTCCATTCCCAATGGTCAAGGATTGGGTTGATATTTATTCTGCATATAAGATGAATGAAAAGAAAATTGACTTCACTGATCTTCTTGAGAATTGCGATAGTGTATTGGATGTAGATTACCTATTCATTGATGAGTGTCAAGATTTATCTCCACTCCAATGGAAGGTTATGAGTAGGGCTGCTGAGAATTGTAAAAGAGTTTATATTGCTGGTGATGATGATCAATCTATTTATGGCTGGGCTGGTGCTGAGATTGATTACATATTAAATATTAAGGCTGACAAAAATGAAGTCCTTCCAAAAAGTTATAGGCTTCCAGAGGCTATTTTCAAAGTAAGTGGCCAAATTTTAAAGAGAATCAAACAAAGACAACCTAAAAAATACACTCATAATGGGAAGAAAGGGATCATTGAACATGTTTCTGGATTTGACATTGTGGATTATGCAAAGGAAACTGACTGCCTTGTTCTTTGTAGAAACAGGTGGCAAATCAAAGATGTCAAGCTACACCTAGAAGAGATTGGGGTGCCATATTCAGTCTTTAATAAAAGCTCACTAGACTGTAAGGAAGTGGAGGCAGTCCTGTATTGGGAAAATTTTAGAAAAGGAAGGGAGCTGAGCCCAGCCCAATATAAGGTCATCTGCAAATTCAGCAAGAAACTGAAGGGGATTCTTTCAGCCAGACATGTGCCTAAAGACTTTTTAGATTACAAATGGTTTGAGATTATGGACTTGATGCCTAATGATATGAAGAATTACATTAGAAGAGTTGTCCAATCTGGCCATAAGATTAATCAAATGCCTAAAATTAATTTGAGTACAATCCACCAGAGTAAAGGGGGAGAAGCTGACACTGTTGTCCTTCTGACTGATGTTTCAACTACAGTTTGGGAGAATATCCATAAAGATGATGAGCATCGGGTTTGGTATGTTGCAACTACAAGGGCAAAAAATAAATTAGTAATAGTGCAAGAACAAGGCACAAGGTATTATCAATTATAAAGGGAGTTTAGAAATGGACATTACAATTAAAGGGAAGATTTTGTCATCAGAGTGCGTTGGGAGTGAGTTATTATTTAGGTTGGCTGGTCACTCAAAAATTATGAAACTTGATTTATTCACAGGATGCCGATTGTTTAAGATTGCCAAAGGTCTTAAGGCAGTTGAAAAAACAATTTATGATATTTTAAGAGGGGCAAGATTTGAAGCAGTTGGTCATTGCTATAACTCTGAAATGCTTGTTGTTGATTTTATTAAATTGGATGATGAGTTTAAAAAGCAGATTGATTCATTCTTGGTTTGTGTAAAAGAAGCAAAGAGTAAGGAGTTAAAATGAGATTAAAAATAAAATTCAAAGTAAGATTGGAAAATGGGAAAGATGATGAATTGACGCACAAGATCAATAAAGATTACATCTACCAATTTTCAAACAATGGGTTATCATACAAGTTTTTTAATGCTGTGAAATTAAGAGTAATGATTTTGATTGTTTCTTTAGATAATAAAACATATTATTGGTGTGCAACAATGCCATATGATATGATATTTAAAAGTTACCCAATGATGAGAGCAGATGCCCACAAGTTCAAAAAGGGATTTAAAACCAAAATATTGGAGGCATTAGTTAATGCCCACATCAAGAAGATCACAGATACACAAAACCCAGAAACATTTAATACCTTCATTCAAAGCACAGTGAAATAATGGAAAATGAAACACCAGTTGTCACAACTAAAAGTGAAAATTATTGCACACTAACAGGCATAAGATATAGAGGGGAAAACTATCAAAAACTTTGTGGAATGCCTGATAGTAATTCATTTAGGGATGGCATCTATTTTTTTAAAAGCAGCCATGCCAACATCAAATACATAGTTGAGAATTGGGATCAAATAAGATGGGATCAAGAATCAAGACAGAAATTTGAAGAGTGGCATAAATTTATAATAGTGGAGTCATCAAATAAGTGTAAGAAAGATGTCATTCTTAATTCTACCCCTATTGATATGGGTGATCTAGTTTCAAAAACAAAGCCATTTGACCACCAACTTCAGGCATTCAACCTAAGTAAAAACCTCCCAGAGTTTGGTTTATTTTTTGAGCAAGGGTGTGGCAAAACAAAAGTAATAATTGACAATTCCAGATTCTTATTTGATAGGAATAAAATTGAATGCCTAATTGTAATTGCCCCTAATGGTGTCCATGATAACTGGGTTGATGATGAGTTGCCCATTCATATGTCAGGACAATATGAGGCTATGGCTTGGCAGTCAAGTTTTAGCAAAAAATCAAAAGCAAAGTGGAATAA